AGCAAATCTCACCAGTATGGTTCTTTGCACTATATACTGTACCATTAGCCTTTGCATAAGTAGCAATACCAGTCTCAGGATCTCTAATACCAGAAATCCAATACTGATAACTGTTTCTAATCGGTGAACCAGAGAACTCTCTATGCTTAATATTAAAGTCAGTATTACCTTTCTTAATAGTTGTAGCAATATTATACTCATTAGCATTGAAACCATGAGTTACTGAAGTTGTCTCTAATTCAATATCACTAATAGAAAAACCTTCAATGAAGTTCTTCTCTGTCATATCTCTGAAACCTGGGAAGACCTTTGTTACCCATAACGGAACAGCGATCCATTTGAAGAATGAATAGCCATTTACTAACGGATCAAAGTCAAGTTTCATTGTATTATAATAACCAGTGAAGAAATTGGCATTTTTAGCAATAGTATCATCAAATACTAAAACACTTGAAGCATCATGCTTTAACATACCTAGCTTCTCCTTTCTATAATTACTTCAATATATAGTCAATGTTTAAGAGAGTAATATTCTATTAATACCACTCTCTTAAACAATATTTATTTATAAATTAGTTATTGACAATTAAATCAATAGCAATTCTCTCGATTACAGAGTTGAATACGATTTCAACCTTAACACGCATAATCTTTTGCTGTCTATCATAATCAGATGCATATACAAGACCTGAGATAGAATCACATGCTCTATTAGTTGTCCACTTACTTAAGTAAGAATTAAGAGCTAATTGAGCTTCGCTACGAGTAGTTGAATCATTGTATTCAAATTGATAATCAGCCATTAACTCTTCAACTTCTCTCTGAATTCTTAACAATGCACGTACATTATTAATATTAGACAGTGCAGATACTACACTCTGAGAAGTTAATTGAGAATTAAATCTTGTAGACTTACTATCCTGAATTACATAGTTAATCTGAGCATTATATAATTGCTCTTGCCATTCTGGGTTTGGTAAGAATGAGATACTCTCGAAACCACTAATTGTTCCACGTCTCGGTCCAACGAAGTTATAATGGATACCATTATTAGCATCATTAGAAGGAATCTTAGAAGCAAGGAAGTAAGGAGCAGTAACCTGAATTCTCTGTCCAGTATATTCACTATCAGTAACAACGAAGTCCTGTGTAAAGATAGATACACGGAAGTTGCTAACAGATAAGCTTGAACGTCTATAAGCAATAGCTTGTTCAGGAGTAGCCTGACACTTAGTATCAAGAATTGCTACAAAGTCACTACGAATATCAGTTGTAAGAGTAATCAAAGCATTCTTTACAGTAGTGCTATAATTAGCATCAAGTACAACGTCAATTGGATAAATATCTTTATCTAATAAGCCATCATCAATAGTACCTAAGTAACCTTTAACAATAAGCTTCTCAACTTCAGATGAAGACGGAAGTGAATCTTCAATGTTACCATCTGTACCAAACAGTAAGCTAATATTAGAATCATAATTCTGAATTACAGTTCTATAGCAATCCTGCTGTTTCTTTAATACAGAAGACTCAAATAATGTAAGAGTTGCAATAATCTCATCTGTATCAAACTTGTAATCAGCATCAGTGATAACTGTACCAAGATTTGTTACAGTAGTTACAGCAGTAGATACATCATCTTTTACTTCAAGTAACTTATCATACTCAAACTCAAGGAAAGTAAGATTGATTGCAAACTTAACTGTAGTAAATAAGGTCTTTAATACACCATCAACAGCTGTTGATGTTCCTGCATCACTATCAGTAACAGTACCACCAAAGATAGAAGCTAATGCATTAGCATAATCTTCATCAGTAGTATAAGCACCAGTAAGTTCATCATAGTAACCTTCAAGTTCTGTTAACTTAGTAGTTACTTCAGCAATAGTATTATCAGCAAAAGTAATACTATCACTAGCTACTTGGTCAATCTCTAATTGAGCTAAAATGTCTGATACTTCAGTAATAACTTTAGCAGTATATTCCTCTTTCTCAGCATTTGTGCCTTCAATGACAGATTCTTTCTCTGTAGATAAACTATTAATATCTTGAGTAAAACTAGAATACTTAATAGACTTATTACTGATTACATAGATAGCACTGTCAACACTGTCAAGAGCAGTCATTGCAGAGATACTAGTATCAGAAGATCCAATAATTCTAGCATAATCAAATACTTCATATAAGTCATTTAACTTATTAGAAATAGTAGTATTAACAGCTGTAATACTAGCTAAGCTTGTATTATAATTATCATTAGTAGCAGAAGCATTTAAATCAGATACATCACCTGCAGCCTGATTATAAGCATCATCTACGTCAGTAGCATTTTGAAGTGCTTCAATCTTAGAAGAAAGAATAGTCTGGATTGGATTGCCAGATTTAGCTTTCTTAATCTTGCTAAGAGCATTCTTCATAATATCAAGAGCATCAGTATATCTTGTATACTGAGCCTTACGATAAGTATTGTCAGTTAATACAATTGCTGCTTCAATATCATCAGTAGGATCAACAATATTTCTCTCTAATGTCGGCTGATGATTAATATCATACTTGATTACTGATATATGAACGTCTTCGTCCTTACCAGTAACTTCATCATAGTATGTCTCATACTCACCATCAATCTTTCTAGAAATACCATTAAAGAAGTCAATACGATTCGGATGTACATTCGGGTTGATAATCTCTGCTAATGCTTCATAGTTAGTCTCATTAAAGATAATCTTGAAGTACTCAGAATATTTATCAATTACATCAACAATGAACATTGACTCACCACTAATGCTAAGTGCATCAGGGTCTAAGGAAACCAAGAATGGTCCTTCTACAGTAGATGTACTTCCACTACTATTAATTTGAGTTACCTCAAAATTATAGAGACGGAATTCATAAGTGCTATCATAACCACTTACAGCAGTAATTCTGAAGCCAAGATCATTATACCCTTGTCCTCTTCCTTTCGGAATTACAGCAAAGAGCATATTATTTGTATAACCATCAATAGTCTTAGGATTATTAGATGTATTAGTAGAATCTCTTAAGGCATCAATTTCAATTGCACTTTCAGTATTATTGCAAGTATTAGTATAAGTTACAGTCGGTCTCAATGTTACATCATTGACACTAACTTCATTACCATCTACATCATATACTGTTTTTGTAGAAACCTTTGTCTGGATATTGACAATAGCATTAGAATAGCCAGCATCATCAGGAAGAACTCTTAAGCAATATACTACGCCACCAGATTGCAGCCAGTTGATAATATTATACCCAACTTGTCCATAAAGCTTAATATTCGGCTCACCATAATAAAACTCAAACTCAGTTACAGAGGTAATCATCTTGATTTTATTATCTGGACCTTTTTCTGAAGTAAATGCGGCAAATAATTTTGTCGTTCCAGAAGCAGTAACATATGTGATTGAATTATCAGTAATAGTACTGCTTATTGAAGGATGTACATATTCAGCCATATTTATTTCCCTGCTATATAGTTTATATAATATAATTTAATATGAAAAAATATAGCAGTGCCTCCTTTCTTAAATCTTAACATTTGCATAATAAAAATTTTATTATCATGGAGTTAATAAGATAATTTTTATAATTTATTGTTATCTTGAATTATAAGCAAATCATTAAGATTTTCCTATAATTTCAATATAATTCACAATTTAATAAAATGTTTTTCCAAAGAAGCAATAAAAATACTAGAAATCCAATGTATTTTGGATTTCTAGTATATAAATTTAATATTTGATAACTGGTTCAATAGGTGTATCTAATTCTACTCCACCAGTCTTAGCTTTTGCTACTGCTGCTGTAATAGAAGCATCCATATCTTCAGAGGTAATACCTGTAAAGGTGCTATTAATACGAGCTAACTCTTTGATGCTTATGCTTGTATAATCTAATTCAGATATATCTTTACTTGCTATAGCTTTTCTAAATGGAATCTCTAAGTTATTTTTATATCTTGTAAGTTCTCCAATCATCATTTCA